TTTTATTAATTCATCAAATGTTACTCCACTTATCCAATCTATTTTTTTACCAATGTATTGCTCTAAATCAAGCATCGTATATATTATAGTATCTTGTTCTAGTGTGCCTATAAATTCTTTGCCTAACTTGTCACTTACTATTTGTCTAATTTTTTTGTCTGGAAATAAACAATCTTTGTCGTCTGTTCTTACTAGTGCAAATACATTAGCATCGGCAGGATAATGTACTGCGATATAGCTTGATGTTTTGCCACCACTTAGACTATTTACTGTTTTCATAACAAATTTTTTAGTTTCTTTTTGTAGTAATCTATCAAATATTCTAGATCTGATTTACTATATTTCTGTGTAGTCTTTGCTTCTCTTAACAATTCGTCAAACATATAATCGCCTATTTCTGCTTGTAGTTTTACGCCGAATAAGTATTGTTCGCCTTGTGAAAACAAGTTGCAGCGTGGGCATTGAGGCCTTACATTGTTTTCGTGCCACCTAGTTGCAGTATGCTTCCTAGATTGAAAGTGCCCTGCCTGTATTTCTTTAATGTGTTTCTTTGCGTGACAGGTATAACACTCTATTATTCCGTAATCATCTGAGTAGTAGTGCCTTATATACAAGCTAAATACCTTATCTAGATCTTTTTTTAGCTTTGCATGTGTTTTTTTGCTCATACCTCTTGTTACTTTTATCAAGTCTGTGCTCGAAATATAGTGTTAAGCCTATGTACATTAGTAATAGTATTAACAATATAATATATACAGATTTTATTAGCGTCATTTTGATAGTTGATTTATCCAAGTTTTCAGTTTACCTATCGCATGATTAGTCCATGTAGTATTAAATGTTTGAACTAACTCCAGCGTAGGAACTACTACTGTTATGTATTCTTCTTCTGTAGATATATCTTTGCCTTCTTTGTTAATAATAGCGTACGCTTTTACTTCTAGATATGTTCTGTTACCGTCTACTTGTATAGTAGTTATGTCTTGTAGTTCTACATAGTACTGTTTATCCTCGTCTTTCATTTTAATCGTTTTGCTTTGTTAATAGTTGTGCCGATGGCTTTAATCTTATCTTTATGCCTTTGATATTCTGTTATAATGTTCTGTTGTCTAGCTAGTTGTGCAGCTTTTTTATGCTTTGATAGCCATACACTCCATGTTCTTACATTAATGAAGCAGCTCGTACCTTCATCAGCGTTTCTTATGCCTTTATTGAAAGCAAAAGCTACTTCATCAATAGTCATACTAGAATAGTTATGCGCTAAATCATCTAATAGTAGCGTAGCCATTAGTGTTATCTGTTCTGAAGTAGGTTTCTGTCCTAGTTCTAAGTAACATTTACTAATAACATCTATACAATCTATATGCAATTCTTTTTTGCTATAAGCGTACTTGTACCATATCTGTTTAGTCTTATCTTTATTCATATTGTATGTTATTTCTAGCGTCTTGCCATGAGTCAAAGATGTTTCCAGCTTCTTTTTTGTCAAAGTTATTCTTTACCCATCTTGCTAGCCTTCTAGGAATACTGAAAGTTTGTTGTAATTCGTATCTTAGTTTAGTATTACTTCTGTTCGGCTCAGTCCAGTACAAAATAAAGCTTTTTAAGACATCTTCGTCGTATTGTTTATTATATGACATAACATCAAGCTCAAAAAGACTGCTTACGCGCTCTAAATCGCGTTTTTGCGTATTGTCAAAGCCTTGATACTTATTATAGTTCTTGACTGTAACAAGTGTATTCTTAGTATTACTATCTAGCTTGATGAAACCTAGCTTTTCAAGCTTTTTAATTCGATCGTATACAGTACTAGGCTTCATGCTCAGTTCTTGAGCTGCAGACAACTTACCTGTAACGAATTGTCCTACTTTTAGTTTGCGATCAAAAACTTCACTAGGGGCTGCGTTAGCTCTTAGTAGCGTCCATACATATACTTTCAGTAGTTCAGCATTATCAAATATTCCGTTATCAAGTATCTTTCTGTATAGCTTAATGTAGCCTTTACACATTGTACTCACTATTAAACTGTATAGCGGTTTGTCTTACAGGCGCAGATTCAAATGTATACACTGATATTGTAGTAGTGTTACCTAGCTTTGTTACAACAGTTTTGTTTTTGGATGTTATTCTGTATCCTTCCTGTCTTAAGTGAAAAATAACTGAGTTTACCTTTGTTATTCCGTAAAGCTGGATAGCTTCCCAAGATGTTATTGTATTATTTGTATTAAAGTGTTTTAGTATTACTTCTCGTTGTGTCATATTTCTAAAGCGTTAGTTAATAGTTTCTTTTGATTTAACAAGCCATTAACTTCATCGTTAATACCGTCAATAACTTGCATTTTTTCTAGCATACTCTTAAGGCATACATTGCCGCTTCTCCTTTCGTATTCTAACATAATAGCGTTAAACATTGAGTTATAGTAAGGATATATTCTATCGTCCTGTATGTAAAAGGTGTGCTTTTTTCTGTAGTGATAGTAGTTAGTTCTATCTTGCATGAAATACTTTGCTAGTGTAGAGTACTTTACGCCGCCGTCTAATAGTATATTGCATACTATCATACGCCCTAGTACAAGATCATCTGTTTTTTTCTTAACATTTAAGCTATCTTTTTCTAGGTTGAGGTGTTTTTCTGCTATGTTACAAAGTAAATCGACTTCAAATTGTAGTGTATTCATAATCTTATCTTAAATCTCGTTTTTCATCTTCTTGAAATTCAGCGTACCATTCTTTCATCTTTTCTTGATAATCTTCTTCAGTTATCATTGTAGGATAAGCTTCGCCGCATTCATAACAACAAGATATTATTTCGTCATCAATCATTGATGATTCTTGTTCGCAGCCGCAACACTCAGTAAGCATATCGCTATACTCATCACGATCTGCTGCGGTTTTATAGTTATCATAAGTCATCATTAGAAAGGCATTTCGGAATGTTCTTTCTGCTCTTCAGGCATATCGCCTGTCAAAGCATACTTTGATAGTATGTCTGCATAGTGTATTACTTTTGTAATGTCGCCACCATTAGCAATAACATAGTCTGTTGCACATTTTAAGCTAGACTGCCTTACTATTAGTGTATCTTTGTCTGTGCCGCTAGTATTATTGCTAGGTTTAGTATAGCTTTGATTTGCAAACTCTGGATTGACAGGCTTAATCTTTGAGAAGCCGTTAACAATATTGTGTTCAAAATGACAATCTTGTCCTTCTACGAACTTGTTTTGATTATCTGATTTGCTTAAATATTCGCCTGTAATCTCTTTGCCTTCGCTTTCTATAGTTACTTCATATTTGTAAAATAGTCCATGTTTTAACTGTAGTGAGCCGTTGCTTTGTACTTGTATAACTTTTCCTTGCATGATATTAATATGTTAAATTTATAATTCCTATTATATCTAGCGCTATTAAGAGGGCTGCTAGACTTAGCCCTATACTATATGTTATTATCTTATCCTTCATAAGCTTGTATTTCTATGTACCATTCGTTGCCGTACGCGATTATATATTCGTTTGCTAGATCAACTGCAGATGTGTGGCTATCTGCATAATCTATTATCTCTTTGTTGCCGTTGTAGTGGCCTATTATAGCGTATCTCATAGCGTTTTCTTGTATATGTTATGTTGATTGTTTTGTAGATCTTCTATAGCCTCTTGATATGTTTCAATCTTTGCTTGTAAAGCGTGCTTCATACAAGTATCGTGTACATAATCAGACTGCAAAAATTCAAGCTGCATTTCTTCGCAGGCTAGTAACTTTGCTTTGTACTTGTATATTAGTTGATCTATTGTGAACATTACATCGCCGAATGCGACGCTTTCTACTTTTGGCTTATCGTTGTTGTATAACTCGCCTAGCTTCTGGAAATATTCCTTATCTAATTTCATTTTCTCGTGTGTTACTTTTGCGGCACTATTGCCTTTTACCTCGAAAAGCCTGCTACTTTCGTAGCAAGCTATATGTTCGAGGCTCTCTAACACACATCAAGAAAGGTAACTGTGTTGTTCTATGATGTCTTTTGTTTTATTGCACATTACTATTTCTTTAATAATATGTCCGTCAACAGAAAACTTAAAGTGTGTTTTATTGCCGATTTCTCTTTTAGTAGTGATTACTTCTGCGAGCTCGTGTGAGTTTCTTGCAGATGTGCCTACATTAATATTCATTTTACTTGTATCTTTCGAGCCAAAGCTTTTACTAGATTTGTAGTTGCAAGCTTGTACATCTGTCCATATAGGGTATGATTTCATAATATTGTGTGTTAAATTAGTATTGTTTTATACTAGCAAAACCTCGCATTTATTTCAGTGCGAGGCGTTAAGGCTAGTTATTGTTATTTTAATATTTTATTTAAAATTTTTGTCGCTTGTGTATCATTATTAGCGTTTTGTAAAACATAATCTACTAGCCTACTTTGGCTATATCCGTTTATCCATTTATTTAAAGCATTTTGATAAAGTTCTTGTAAAGTCATTTTGTAGTGTGTTAAAGTTAATACTCGTTGTTTGAGCTAGCAAATATTGAAACTATTTTTTTATTTCGCAAACATTTTCACAAAAATTTGTAAAAAAAATTTATTTACTAGATTAAAATAATATATTTCTATATATCTTAACTTATAATATATTATTTATTATTATTATTTGTGTCGGATTGTAGTCGGAAACTAGAAAGGAATAGCGTTTTAGGCGTTTTAAGAACTTTTTAGGCCTTTGCTATATATTGTGTTCTGAAATAAAAGATATTATCGCAAATACGATTTGTTAGAGCGGCATTAGTATATTAATAGGTAGTGTGCCGTTCTCTTTTACTACTGCACAAGCTACTGCAGGCTTCTTTCCGCTTTTAGCATAAGCCATAGCATAACTGTCATGATCTATACCGCAACCTACCTGACAAGAATATATACGATAGTGTTGCCCTACATAGTGTTCTGTATAACATTGTGTATGTAGGTGGCCTTGTACAGTATTCATCATATCAGCTCTTGCCTTTGTACGCGCCGTTCCAGCTTCGCCATGTATAAACTGCACATTGTATTTAACATATCTTTCAGTAAAAGTCCAATTAGGCACTTCTAAGACTTCTTTGTAGCTTTTTATCCATCTACTAGGTATTGCTGATGATTGAGCGCGCCTCATAATCATTCTATCATGATTACCTATTATTACTGTAGCGACAGGAAAAGCTTTGTACCATTGTGCTATCTTTGTTATCGCTAGTTCTAATTCTGTTTTACCTGTGTATTCTGCGTCAATAGATACCTCATGATAGCTTGAATAGTGATTATCTATGATATCACCAATAAATATAACTTCATTACAGTTGTGCTTAACATATTGTTCTTTGCAGAACTCTAGATAACCTTCTAGACAGAAAGGCTCGTGTATGTCGCCGATTACTAGTATGTTATTGCTATTTTGTTGTCTGTACTTTAGTAGTACGGCTTCTTCTTCTGGCTTTAGTCTATATCTATTGTTTGCCATTCTTAATCTTTTCGTAAGATCTGCCGCCAAAGTAAGCGCCAAATGCAGTTATACTTAACATCTTCCATAACTCTATGTAGCTATCCTTTATATTATGTTCAACAAAACTAAAATCAAGGATAGTAAATACACTAAGAATAAAAAGAAGAAACAATAAGCTAATAGGGCGTACAGATTTAGCGAGCTTATTATTGCTTTGCATATCTGCCTGCCATCTCTTAGTAACTTGCTCCTGTATATTTTTTTCAAACTCATGTATTGATTTGTTTATTTCATGCTTAACTAGCTCTTTTTCTTCTGCGCTAGTGTGTATTTTGTCAATCGCATTACCTACACTATTAACAAGATCTGAAGCGCCACTATTAAATAACTTACTTAATATACTCATAATCAGCTATATAACCATATTGCCGCAGGCTTGTTCATATCTACATCTACATGTACAAAGTTATCAGCAATTCCTACGCGTCTGCCTAAGCCAGCTTGAAACAATCCTTTTAGTACTGCGCTTCTTTTTGCTGAGTTCTCGCATAGTATATCTGCGGCTAGGCCTTTCGTGTGTGAGCTGCCTACTCGTCCGCCTACAGTCAGATTATGTTTCTCAGTTCTATAGCCGCTTGTTATTTTGAAACTGACATTAGCTATGCGTCTTGCATCGTCTAACTTATGCAAAAAATCTAAGTTCATTTTGCCGCCTTCCGTCGTCGGCGCGCCGCTTCCCTGCTCAGTCGGACAGTCGAATTCGTCAAAGTTGAAGTAATGTAACATTGTCGTTTTTTTTAAATTTTTATGTTTTTATTTGGAAAATATAAAATCCTTTTTTTGCGTGTTTTTGTGCGTTTTAAGCGAATTTGCTAGTTTTTGCTTACCGTAACACTTAAATTCTGCAATCTTCGAGTTGCGTAGTTTTACTAGATAAGAAAAAGTCGTATAATACATACATAAAAAAATTACGATTTTGTTTGCGAAATATAAAAATATTGCAAAGTGATTATTTTTTTTGTTTAATAAATTCCAATATTATGTCAATTTTTGACTTAATATACTGCATATCTTTCGCGTTGTTTTCGTGATATTTTGAGAACTGACTTTTGACTTCGTATATGCTAAATATAAAAAATCTATATAGGGCGTAACATGCTGCTATAAGCAAGACTAATGTTATTCCGTATGTTTCTACTAATCTTAATATATCTTCCATGTTATTTACCTTGTCCTTTGTATTTCTTTTTGTAGCCTTTTTGCCCTTTAGAAGCGTTCTTACTGTGCTTTGTTCTTTTTACTTTTGGCTTTGCTCTATAGCTAGATGTGATATTCTTAGCCATTATTTACGCTTGTTTCTGTAATACATGAAGCGATCAACAGTATATACTATTGATATCAATAATAATAATATCTGTAATACTTGTTCTACCTGTGTAAAGCTTATAGATAGTGTAACACTATTTAGCCCTAGTACATCTGCATTTTCTCTTATTAGATTTTTCATCTTTTTTGTCTAAATAGCTCTTAAGCTTTGTTACATTTTCTTTCTTAGGCTTATACATTAACTAGCTGATATGTCTGATGTTAAAAAGTCATTAATAGTAATCTTAGTATCTAGCATACTTTGATTATAGCTAGCTAAGTTCATTCCACTAAAATAAGCCTCTTTTGTAGGGCTTAAATCGCCGCCACTATTACTATTATACTCAGGATAACTAGCTGAATTGTTTTTGATGTAGTCTACTAATCTACTAGCGTAAAATTCTGCAGTATTTTTTACAATATCTCTA